TATCTGTTCTTCAGACGTTGCGTCTGCTCTTCAGATGGCTGGTGTTCTTGACTACACTCCTGCTCTTAACAGCAACAAGCTAGACGTTGATGACACTGGCAATACTTTCGCTGGCGTACTTAACGGTCGTCTAAAGGTTTACATCGACCCATACGCAATCGGTGGTAACTATCTAACTGTTGGCTATAAGGGTTCTTCAGCATTCGACGCTGGCTTGTTCTATTGCCCATACGTTCCTCTTCAGATGGTTCGTGCGGTTGATCAGTCAAGCTTCCAGCCTAAGATTGGCTTCAAGACTCGTTACGGAATGGTTGCAAACCCATTCGCTCAGGGTCTAACAGCTGGTTCAGGTGCGCTTACTATTAACACTAACGTTTACTATCGTCGTGTTATCGTAAACAACCTAATGTAAGTTAGGAAGAAGACGGTTTCAAGCCGCAAACTTCAAGAGGGGTCTTCGGATCCCTCTTTTTTTATATAAATATTTCCAATGGAGGAATATATGAGCGCAATAGATAATACACCGACAAATAAAAACTTTCTTTCTCCTCTGAATTTTAGATTTCAGGTTAAGAAAGCGCCACATGTTAACTTTTTTATACAGAAAGTTAACATCCCCGAGATCAGAATTAGAAACACCGCTGCTAATAATCCGTTCGTACAAATCCCATACTCTGGCGAACATATAGATTATGGTGCTTTGGATATAGTATTTAAAGTTGATGAAGACCTCCAAAATTATCTAGAGTTACATAATTGGTTGTTAGGACTCGGTAAACCTGAAAATTTTGAGCAATATAAAAATTTAGAAGATAAACCTTCGTATACGGGAGATGGACTAGTTTCTGACATTTCTGTTATGATTCTTTCTAGCACTAAGCTTCCCAATTATGAAGTAACTTATGTAGATGCGTTTCCTGTCAGTTTATCAGGTTTGTCTTTTAACACGAACGACACAGATGTCAACTATTTGGAAGCTACAGCTTCTTTCAAATATACTTACTACAACATCAATAAAACTACTTGACTTTAAGTATAACCCATTATATACTATAGTGATGTTAAAATAAAGTGGTTTTAAAAAATGAAAATTGAAGAGATTTTTGAGCATTGGAATGAAGATTCCCAGATTGATAGAACTGAACTAGGCGACGAATCATTAAAGATTCCTAAGCTGCATCACAAATACTATCAAATTTACGTCAATGAAAGAATGTTGTTGAGAAAGTTTGAGCACGAGCTTAAACAACTCAAGCTAGAAAAGTATGAGTTTTTTTCTCAAGGTCCTAACGAAGAGACTCAGGCTAAAGGTTGGAAACTCCCAGCCAAAGGTATTATCCTAAAGACTGACATTCCAATGTATATGGATGCTGACAGCGATATTATTCAAATATGTTTAAAGATAGGTCTTCAACAAGAAAAGATTGAGTTTTTAGACTCTATCATTCGCTCACTAAATAACAGAGGTTATAACATTAAATCTGCTATTGATTGGCAAAAGTTTACTATGGGAGCGTGATGGATAAGATCATTATTGAAAAGATCAATGAAGTTTACAATAAAATTCATTCTGATCCTAGTATAGCATATGAGTTAAACGACTTCTTCACGTTTGACGTTCCAGGTGCGAAATTTATGCCTGCTTATCGTAACAAGTTTTGGGACGGAAAGATCAGGCTGTTTCAAGTTATGACTGGATATTTGTATGGTGGTCTTAATCGGTACGTAGAAGAATTTTGCAAAGCTAGAAATTACGAAATAGAGTATTTGTCTGATCTCGCGTCAGACGAATTTTCAGTTAAAGAAGCTAAAGAGTTTATCGAAAAACTCAACCCTACTATGACCCCTCGTGATTATCAAATGGAAGCATTTATCCATGCGGTTCGCGAGAGAAGAGCATTAATGCTCTCGCCAACGGCTTCTGGTAAATCGTTTATCATCTACCTATTAGTGAGGTATTATGCATCTCGTACTCTTATTATTGTGCCAACTACTTCTTTGGTTAGTCAACTTGCCTCTGACTTTGCTGACTATGGTTTTGTATCTGATAGGTTCGTTCATCGAATCTTTGCTGGGCAAGATAAACAAACAGATAAACCAATCACCATCTCAACCTGGCAGTCGATTTACAAAATGCCTAAAGAGTATTTCCAACAATTTGATGTGGTTATAGGCGACGAAGCCCACCTATTCAAAGCGAAATCTCTTACAACGATTATGTCTAATTTAGACAATTGTAAATATCGTTTCGGATTCACAGGTACATTAGACGGTTCAGAAACAAACAAGCTTGTTCTCGAAGGACTATTTGGACCCGTTAGAAAAGTAATTTCTACTTCAGAATTGATTGAGCAAAAACACTTAGCTGATTTTACAATCAAAGCTATTGTGCTTTCTTATCCTGATGAAGTTCGTCAGATGATCGCCCGTTCTGCTGATTATCAAGCTGAGGTAGATTACATTGTTAGACTTGATGCTAGAAATAACTTCATCAAAAATCTAACTTTGTCTTTAGAAGGGAATACATTGTTGTTATTCCAATTTGTAGAAAAACACGGTAAAATACTTTACGACATTATTAAGAACGAAGCTGGTGATCGTAAGGTATTTTATGTGTCTGGCGAAGTCGATGGAGAAGAACGTGAAGAGATTCGTAAAATCGTGGAGACAGAAAAAGACGCTATTATTGTTGCTTCTTTCGGAACTTTCTCCACAGGTGTTAACATTCGTAATTTGCACAACGTTATATTTTCAAGTCCTTCAAAATCCAAAATTCGAAATCTACAATCAATTGGTCGTGGACTACGTAAGTCAGACAGTAAAGATAGCGCAACGCTTTATGATATTGCTGACGACATGACTTGGAAATCTAAAAAGAACTTTACGATTCTCCATTTTATGGAGAGAATTAAGACATACAATGAGGAAAAGTTTCCTTACAAGATCTACAATGTTAATCTAAAGATCTAATACATCAACGTTCACATAAGTGATTATAGCGTATTTTTGAGAAAAGTCAAGGGTTATTTTATGGCGAAAGCAAAAAATTATATCAACAACAAAACTCTGTATTCTGCAATGATTCAATACAGAAATTCATTGAAGGTCTGTCTCGAGAACGACAAGCCTAAACCACAAGTACCGAATTACATCGGTCAGTCAATTCTTTTAATTAATACTAATTTGGCAAAGAAGCCTAACTTTTCAGGCTACACTTATATTCACGATATGATTGGTGACGGTGTGATTGATTGTATCGCAGCTGTAGACAATTTCGATCCCGACAGAACGAACAACCCATTCGCATATTTTACACAAATTGCATGGAACGCTTTTATTCGTAGGATTGAAAAAGAGAAAAAGCATACGTATATCAAGCACAAGAATTTTCAAAACAGCTACCTAACCAATAATCTTTGGAGCGAGTCTGAAAATATTCATCTGAAATCAAACGAATATTCTGACGATGTCATAAGAAACTTTGAAAATAAGTTGACTAAAATTAAGAAACCTAGTAAACTGGTAGGTGTTGAAGTATTTTCCGTAATAGAAGATGAGGTTTCAATAATTGAAGATGAGGTAAAAAATGAAAAATGAACACTTGCTGCCAGTAAATATAATTGACTTGGTAGAGAAAATTAACGATCCAAACACTAGAGAAAACGAACGTAATAATTACGTTTTGAGACTTGAAACGATTAGAGATTATTGCACAGCGGCTTTGAGTAAACCATTCACTCAAACGTTTACACATAATCGAAAGAAAAATGTTAAATGAAAATTGCTTTAATTACAGACACTCATTGGGGAGTTCGTAATGACAACGTTGCGTTTATGGATAACAGCAAAAAGTTCCTCGATGAGATCTTTTTTCCTTACATTGATGACAATAATATTTCTACCGTTATACATCTCGGCGATCTTGTTGATCGCCGTAAATATGTTAACATCCACACATCTAAAAGACTGCGTGAAGATTTTCTAAACCCTCTTCACCACAGAGGTTTAGATGTACATTTCATAGTAGGTAATCACGACACCTATTTTAAAAATACAAACGACACCAATGCTCTTCGCGAGTTGTTAGTCGGTAAATATCCTTCATTTAAAGTTTATTCTAACGAACCAGTTGAAGTTGAATTTGACGGTACTCCTATCCTTTTTATTCCTTGGATATGCGAAAATAACCGTTTAAGAAGTATGGAGATAATGAATGGAACAAGATCCTCAATCGCAATGGGTCACCTTGAAATTCAAGGGTTCGAGATGTATAAAGGGTCCATTGTTTCACATGGCGATGATGCCAGTTTATTTGATCGGTTTGATTTGGTTTTCAGCGGTCATTATCATCACCGTTCCAGCAATGGTCATATTTGGTATTTGGGTAGTCATGCTGAGTTTACTTGGTCTGATTATAACGACCCGAGAGGATTCCACATCTTCGACACAGAAACCAGAGAATTAACCTTTATTGAAAATCCGTTTAAGATGTTCGAAAAAGTTTGGTACAATGATTCTGATGAAAATTTCCTAACTCAAAAGATAAATTATGAAGATTTTTCTGGGAAAATCCTAAAAGTTATCGTAACCAACAAAACTAACCCTTACTGGTTTGATAAGTTTATCGAAAATATCGAAAAGTTCGACCCAATTGAGATGCAAATCGTTGAAGATCACCTCAACTTATCTTTAGAGGACGACGAAGACATAATCAATGAGGCTGAATCGACTATTGATATCTTCAAAAAATATATTGATACAGTTATTGATATCAAAGATCAAGATAAGGTCAAGTTGGAAAAGAAAATCGTAGAACTGTATAATGAGGCTTTAGCTGTTGAATGATTTTATTTAAAAAGATTAGATATAAGAATCTTCTAAGCACTGGTAATATATTTACTGAGATAGATTTAGACAGTCATAACACGACTTTGATTATCGGCGAAAATGGTGCAGGTAAATCCACTATTCTCGACGCTTTGTCGTATGTGCTTTTCGGTAAAGCTTTTCGAAAAATAAACAAACCACAACTTTTAAATTCTATAACGCAAAAGAATTTGGTTGTTGAGGTAGAGTTTGAAATTAGCTCTAACAGATATAAGATCGTTCGTGGTATGAAGCCAGGTGTGTTCGAGGTTTATCAAAATGATAAGCTTATGAATCAGTCTGCAGAAATGAAAGATTATCAAGAAATTCTTGAGAAACAAATTCTCAAAGTTAATCACAAATCTTTCTGTCAAGTGGTTATTCTTGGGTCTGCTACGTTCCAACCGTTTATGCAGTTGACAGCTTATCAGCGTCGTGAAATTATCGAAGATTTGCTAGACCTTCAAATCTTTACGACAATGAACACTTTGTTAAAAAACAAACAAACATTCAATGGCGAGCAAATAACTGCAATCAATTCTGAAAAGAAGCTCGTTGAAGAAAAATTCAAACTGATTAAAGAGCATTTGGTTGAGTTACAAAATAACAATGATCAAATGATCGAAGAAAAGAAAAACCGTATTCAAGAAACTAACGAGCAAGTTGATAGGTTGAATACAGAATACTGGGAAATAGAAGCTAAGGTAAAGTCTTTTAAAGAAAGCATTGAAGACGAACCTGTTATCTCAAAAAAGATCAATAAGCTTTCTTCTTTAAAGCATCAAATTGAAGCCAAGCTTGCTATCATCAACAAAGACATGGCATTTTTCGAAAAGCATGATAATTGTCCGACTTGTAAGCAAACTATTGACGGTAATTTCAAAGCTGAAACTCTACAAAATAAATCTAAAGAGATCGTAGAAATTAATGAGGGGTTGGGGCTTCTTTCGAAAGAGTATGAAGAAACCAATGCCAATCTCAATAAGATTTTAGAAGTTCACAATGAAATTAATTTGAATAAAATGGAAATTCATAAAGTCAAAACTAAGATCAACTCTCTTATCGAATATAGAGAGCAGCTTGAGCAAGATATAAAAAACATCAACAAGACTGTTAAAGACAAAGATGATACTAAGATACCAGAGCTCGAAAAACAGCTTGTTGAAATCGAACATCAATACAACGAACTAGCTGAAGAAAAAGCTATTTTGAATTATGCTGGATATTTGCTGAAAGATGGCGGTATCAAAGCTAAGATTGTTAAGCAGTATATCCCAGTTATCAATAAGCTGATCAACAAATACCTTTCTGCTATGGAGTTTATGTGTCAGTTCGAATTAGACGAGCAGTTTAATGAAACTATCAAGTCAAGATATAGAGACGAGTTCTCATATAGCTCTTTTTCTGAAGGTGAAAAGATGAGGATCAATCTTGCTATCCTATTCACTTGGCGCTCTGTTGCTAAGTTGCGTAACAGCATCAACACTAACCTTCTGATAATGGATGAAGTGTTTGATTCTTCTCTTGACTCGAATGGCACTGAAGAATTCCTAAAGATTTTAAATAGCTTGACTTCTGACACGAACACGTTTATAATAAGTCATAAGGGCGATCAACTGTTCGACAAGTTTGATCGTACAATCAAGTTTGAAAAATACAAAAATTTCTCAAAGGTGGCGTGATGTGGAGAATCTGGGCTAAGGCGCTTGGTGACAAATATGGGAAAGACGATAAAGAAGCAGACAATATTGCTATGATTCGTACAGCGATTATATTGTGTTACATCATCACCAACATTGTTATCGTAGCAGGAGTAATCAGACATTGGTAGCTAATACGTCTTGGACTGTAGAAGTCCAGCAAGATCCAGAAACAGGCGAGCTCATGCTGCCATTTCCTCCTGATCTACTTTCTCAAATGGGCTGGTCAGAAGGTACGGATTTGTTTTGGATTGATAATGAAAATGGCACATTTAGCCTAAAGGAAAAGAAAAATGGAACTAGCGAAGCCGAATGACCCTATCCTCACTAAGGTTTGTGAGAGCATCGATTTTAATAACCCTCCTTTCGACCTCATTGGGTTTTCGCAAGAGTTGGTTAAATTTATGTACGACAACAACGGTATCGGTATCGCTGCTAATCAGGTCGGTGTACCTTATCGTATCTTCGCTATGCGAGGCGCTCCCGAGAATTTCGTTTGCATCAACCCAAAGATCGTTTCTTTTAGCAACGAAGAAATAATTTTAGAAGAAGGGTGCTTGACTTATAATGGTTTACACGTTAAAATAAAGAGACCTAGACACATTAGAGTAAGATTTAATACTCCGAATGGTGAAGTCATGACAAGGCAGTTCACTGGCATCAGTGCTCGTATCTTTCAACACGAACTAGATCATCTAGATGGCGTTATCTTTTATAATAAAGCCAACCGTGTTCATAGAGACAAAGCTTTGGAAAAATGGCGCAAGGGTGTTAAAACCGTAGTAAACATCAAACCTGATTTGGGTGCCTATGAATATCTTTTACATCGATGAAGACCCTGTCAAAGCCGCACAGTGGATGGTTGACAAGCATGTAGTCAAAATGATTCTCGAATCAGCTCAGCTTCTTTCTACTGCTCACCGTATACTTGACGGTGTTGAGTACGAGGGTAAGTCTCAAACTGGTCGTCGAGCTCGTCGCTGGCTTCTCTCGGACGCTCGCGAGAACATCCTTTATTCTGCTACTCATATCAATCACCCATCAGCTGTATGGTGTCGACAGTCTGTAGAAAACTATAACTGGCTCGCTGATCACCTTCATGCTCTGTTGTGCGAGTATACTTACCGTTACAACCGTATGCATAAGGTAGAAGGTGACCTCGCATATATGCTTATGTCTCCTCCTGAAAGTTTAAAAGAGTGGGACATGACGCCTATGCCTTCAGCTATGGCTGACGAATATAAAATCGGCGAAGATCCTGTCGCTAATTATCGTAATTATTATAAATTTGGTAAAGCTGGGATGCATTCCTGGAAAAACCGTCAACCTCCGGAGTGGATAAATGGTTAATGTAGATATTCAATGGATCGTTGGTTGGGTTGGTACCGTTACTATTGCAGTAGGTATCCTCCTAACTATCAATTACGTAGCATCGGACAATAATAACAGGTATTATGAATCTATGAATAAGTGCATCGCTAGTGGTGGTTCTTTTATTCCGACTTTTAACAGCAATGCGATTTGTTTGATGGGAGTTAAACAGTGAGTTATTTTACAGATGTAATGGAATTTCATCGAGCATTCGGACAACGTATCGGTGAAGTACCAGAATTTCCTGATGATGAAGAACGTAAGCTTAGAGTCAAGCTTCTTAGAGAAGAATTTCGTGAATATTTGGATGGTGAATCTTTCAATGATATTGTTGAAGTCGCTGATGCACTTGCTGACATTATCTATATTGCTTGTGGCACTGCCGTTTCTTACGGCATTCCTTTGGACAGGGTTTTTACTGAGGTGCATCGAAGCAATATGGCAAAACTTGTCGATGGCAAGGTGATTCGTCGCGAAGACGGTAAAATCCAAAAGCCAGAAGGCTGGTCTGCTCCTGACGTAGAAGGCGTATTAAAAAAGTCACATGAAGAATATACTTTACAAAAATCAAATATCACGCTATAATTTTGGATATATAGTTATGTGTACTTTTTGTGGAGGCTGATATGGTAGAAGTTATTATTCAAAAAAAGGTTAATCTTAAGATTAATCCAGAAACTAAGCACGAAGAAATCCTAGGATCTTTCATAGGTAAAGATTACTATGATCGTGTGATTCAAGAAGATTGTGACCTTTATGCTTGGAACGCTACAGGCGAAAATAACGAAGATAATTTGATTTTCAAGTTTCGTAAAAATGTGTTCACTAAAGAGGAGCAAGATGCTGCTTATGCAGGTCTTAGAGAAGCTGCTGTTGAATCTCAAAACCGTGGTATGGCAGCTGGACCTAGAGGAGACATGCTGGGTTCTGCTAATCGTGGGGGTCGTGATTGGGTCACTCCATACCATCACGATATTTTAGAATTTTTCACTAGTAAAGATAACCCAATCTTTCAAGATGAAACTGTTGAGACTATCAGGGCGAAGCATAAGAGCGGAGCTGTCAAAGACGAAACTCGTGGCCAGGTTTGGCTTCGTTCGGAAGTTTGTAAGCATTATCCAGAATACCATGGCTGGTTCGATAAGTGGGTTGATGGTTTGCATAACCTATCTAAAGAAGAGCAGTACGTTGAAGCTAAAAATGTAGTCGATAATTATATTTCAGAAACAAACTATGCTCAGTCAGTTATGTCTGGTATCGCTGGGTACTTTGATCGTTACCCTCGTATCCCTTATGGTCGTGCTACTTCGTATACCGAAAAACACTACGATACTTTCGCAAAGTCTTACCCATACCTTCAAAAATTGAATGAGCAGTTTCGCGAATTGATCCCTAATAGATGGAAGGCGCAAAGGGAACATGCAGATAAGGTTGACCCTCGATTCCTTATTTCTGACACTGTCTTTACTACTCTTACTGTTAACCACAATTGGCGTACTGCCTGCCATCGTGATGCTGGCGATCTTACTGTCGGTTTCTCTAATATTTGTGGTGTCACTGGTCCAGAGGGTAAGGGCTGGCGAGGCGGTCAGTTTATTCTCCCTGAGTACAATATTGCAATTAATCTCCAGCCTGGTGATATGTTGCTCGTCAATAATCATGAGGGGATTCATGCAAACGACGAGCTTATCGGTGATGACAATGATCGCATGACCATTGTTGCGTATTTCCGCGAAAAGATGGTCACACTAAGATCTTGGAAATACGAAAATCTTCGTAAACAGTTTGTTGACGAAAGGCGTCTCGATAAAGCTCACCCACTTCAGCGTCCCCTTTGGAACGGTGTTTCTCCTGATATGTGGAGAAGCCAGGAATGGGCTGATTACCTAGCTGCTCATGATATGGTTGATGAAGACGGTTTGATTGAAGAAAAGAGCACTCTTGAAGGTTTCTTTTCGTGAGCGATTACAAACTTGGTAGTTGTTTAGATAACTTTGCTGGTGAAGAGTATGATTACTTCTTCACTAGCCCGCCATGTTACGAAGACCTCGGTTTTTTTGACGTAGACATTAAACATCCTGAAACCTATAAGACAAAATTCTTCGATTTCATTGTTCCTATGATTAATTCACGTTTAGGAACTGCTACTATTTCTTTCACTGGCGATAGAAGAAATAATGGAAAAATTTTGCCTAAATTCAAATTCGCTATTGACTCTTTTGTAGAAAACGGTTATTATATAAGAGATGTCAAGTATTCTAAGAAAAGCGAGAGTTATAATGCTTACTCTTCTCAAATACTTCACATCTATACTTTCCAAAAAGAGGGTGTCAAAGGTTTTCACAATATGAGGAAAGATGGCACCTATCAGTCTTATGGTAAAGACTTTTGGGGTCCGTTCGGTAAAGAAAAGAAAATCGACGGTGAAGTTGTAGGTCAGCCGATTGAGGTTGCTGAAAATTGTATCTTAAACTTCACCAACGAAGGTCACACTGTTTACGATCCATTTGCTGGTATTGGCACTACATTAGCTGCTGCTAAATTACATAATAGAAATTATATTGGTTATGAGATTAGAGAAGAAATCTGGGCTTATGGAAAAAATGTATATGGATTGTGAAATTGACTATCGCGATATGCAACACCGTCAGGCTGGTTTCGATAAGTTTTATCGTTTTCACTGCCTGACGAATGATTGCTCCCCCGATATCGCAGTAGAAACTTGGATTGCTAACGACCTAGATTTTGATTTTGAAAAGCGTTGTGTCATGGGCTTGTTTCATGGTGCAACGTATGCTGGTCCTTGCGAATCAATGTTTGCTGATAAGTTTCCTGTTATGACGAGCGATGTGCAACCGCTCGTAGATTTCTTTTTCGAAAATAAGCAGAGGCTTCTTTTTTCACCTGATTGCAAATATCGTAAAATGGTATTTGATAAGTTTCTGTATTCAGTAGGTAAGTCTATCGAACCTTACGGTACGCTTGGTAATTTTATCAAGTCCTGTTTCGATAGCGATGACAAGTATCGTAATTATAACAACCTGAAAGATAAGTGTATGGATCAATGGTTTCACTGGGGACGTATGGGTCACTGGTGTTTCTCAGAAGCTATTGCTCGTTTTATCAATGCACCTATTGAACCTCCTACTATGGAGTTTGCTGACGGTAAAAGTCATCGTTCAGGTTGGGCTTTTTGCATTGGTCGTGATGATCTCACGGGCGATGTTATTTCTGCTGCCGATTGTGCTTATCTAGAAGAAACAGCTGCTGAATATATCAAAGGTTGTGATTTTCCTAATGCTGGTTTCTTCACGCTAGAAACTGCATGCTGTAATTATAAGCGTCAGCATAAGGGTAGTCGTTATGGCGGTTGCTATATCGATGAGCAGTATTCTGAAACTATTCAGATGAAAACTGATTGGCCAGAATACGACTGGTTGTGGGATAAATATCTCGAGGGTCGTACAAAGGTTATTCCTGAATCACTATTGTATGAACTCAATGAACATGAATCAGATCATGCGTATTGTAAAGACTGGGTAAATTGTCTTAAAGATCACGGTAGAATTCCTCGTATCGAAGCTTGGTATAATGCTGAGCCGCAGCGCTGGACCTCTATTAAGAATTTACCTTTCTACGACAACGGAAATAATCTAACTAAGTTTTTTGGCTAGGAGTTTGTTATGAAGGTTATTGCTATTGGTGGCGAGCCAGGTTCTGGTAAAACCACTTTGATGAAGAGGGTTGTAGAGCATTATAATATGCAACCTAAATATGATGAGTATAAGCTTGTTCCTTACCTTCAAAATCAGAACATTTATGTTCTCGGTAAATATGAAGAGGCTCAAGTTTTTGCAGGCACCGACCGTATGAGTATGGCGGTTCAGCCTGAAGCTATTAAGTTCCTTGCTACGTTGCCTGAAAACTCTATTGTTCTCTACGAGGGTGATAGGTTGTTCACAGCTTCTTTCCTAGAAAATTGCGTAAACAAGTACGATACTAGAATCGTTTATCTTTCTACTGAAAAAACTGTTCGTCAGGAACGTTATAAGGAAAGAGGTAGTTCGCAAGACGAAACTTGGCTTCGCGGACGAGAGAGTAAAATCGCTAACATTTTAACAAACTTCACGTTGATGTTCAACATTGATAAGTTTTTGAATAACAATAAAAGCGAGCAAGATGTAATTTTTAATCATTTGGTATTTTCGATTGAGGGTAAATGATGCCAGTACACGGATATGATCATGGTAGTGGGTGCGCCTGTGGTAAGTCAGCAGTTTGTGATTGTGGAGTAACAGGAGCTGTAGGCTCTGCTATATTTAGTAACACTGTTACTTATGGATATGGCGGTGGTGGCACGTTTATTGTTGGTACACCCGAGAAAAAAATTCCCTATAAGTATGCCGAAGATCGAATTATCTCAGATTTCAAAACCTATATAGATAAGACTTACGGTGAACACTACAAGACCGAAAATCATATTCAGGCGTTTGATGCTTGGATTGCTCTTGGTGATTCCACCCCTACCTTTCGTAACACAGCACTAAAGTACCTTTGGCGCTATGGTAAGAAAAACGGCTCTAATAAAGCCGATTTGATGAAGACTCTTCATTATGTTTTGATGTGTCTATATGTTGATCATTATAAGGATGGTAAATGATGAATGTTTATATTCTACTAGATCGTTCAGGGTCTATGGAGTCAATGTGGGATGAGGCTCTTGGTTCAATCAACGGTTATGTTGCAGAACTTCCAGAAAAGACAAATGTATTCTTAGCAGTGTTTGATACTGACTACAATGTAATCCGAAACACTACTGCTAAGAAGTGGACTACAATTTCACGTGAGGATGCAACTCCTCGTGGCGGCACTCGTCTATTTGACTCTGCTGCTCGTATCATGTATCGTGCATTAGATGATAATGCCGAAAAGACAGTCATTGTTATTATGACTGATGGGTTCGAAAATTCATCTCTCAATTTCAAGCAATCAGATGTCAAGGCTCTATCAAAGACGATGGAAGCAAAGAAGTGGGAACTATTGTTCCTTGGTGCCAACTTCGATAAGGTTGGTGATGTCGCTGTTAACAACTTTGGTGTTAGTGCAGGTAAGTTTGCAGACGTTAAGGTTGGAACTATGCATGATTATATGACAACCACTCTTTCTAGCTCTACTCGTGCATATGCCCATGCAGGTACACCTGTCAATCTTGTCGATAATAATATCGATTTAGAAAAGTTTAAAATCAAGTCTACTAATTAAGGAAAATATAATGGAAATTAATATCCCGATTGAAGAACTAAGAAAGAGAAAGCTTTTTCTCGCAACCCCAATGTATGGCGGTCAGTGCGCTGGTATGTTTGCCAGATCAGTAGCTGATTTGTCAG